CTAAACTACTTTCATCACAACAAACTTTCAAAGGACAGCAAGGATATTTGGTAACAATTACTTCATCCGATGAAGATGCTTTTATATTTGCAAATGTTCCGCAAGCTAGTATTTGGTTTGCATTAACCGATGAAATAGTTGAGGCACAATGGAGAATTGATGCAGGACCCGAAGCAGGAACTTTGATTAAAACATCAAATGGACAAACCGCTGGAAATATACAAGGCCAATATAACAACTGGGCACCTGGTGAACCAAACAATAGTGGTAACGAAGATTACGCAGTAACTAAATGGGGTGGTGGTTCTCAATGGAACGATTTACCAAATAATTTTAGTTGTGCGTATGTAGTTGAATTTGGAACTTGGACTAATCCTGATAACCAAACATTTACTGAATTTTATTCTAATAGTGTAATTCATTCAAACGGAGATATATTTAGAGTTCAATATACTTTTAACTTTACTAATCTTACCGCATCTCGTTTCTCAATTCGTACTCAATCACAATCTAATAATGTATGGACACCTTTTTCACAAAACTATACAGCATTAAACAATATTGGTAGAGCAGATATGAGTAGTCAATCTGATACGGTTAGAATAGGAAATGGCACATTCAGAGCAACCACATCCGGCGGACAAGTTGAATGGTGCGTGGTATATGATTATGAACCATCAAATCAAAGATACCAAATACTAATTGATAAAAGAGAATTTACAGGTACAGGCGTTTCGGCAAATAATGTTACACACTTAAAATTATTTGATTTGTGGGATGGACCAGTAACATATCAATGGGATGATGGGACTTGGGCAGCATATTGGATTTACACACCAACACAATTTAATTTCGCAGGTTCATCATTTGGTGCTAACATAAGAAGAGCTAGTTTCTTTTGGGGATTGAGTGCTGAATTTAGTTTTGCACAATCTCTTGCTTATAAACCACAAAGAGTTCAATTTCAAAATCCAATAGCGGATACAATAACTTCTATGTTAGATAGAATAGTGACGGTATCAGATGTTTATCTTGCATTCAAAGAGTTTTCAGATGGTGGTGGTATATTTGGACCGGGTAGCGGAACTCAATTTGGTTCTGGTATCCAATTTATGAATGCAGATGTAAACGAAGATGGACAGTTTAATGAATCAGATTGTTTCAAATTATTAAGACATCTTTTAGGACAAGAATCATTACTTTCCGCAAATAATCTTCAATCATTTATGAAGATACTTCCAAAATCAGATTACGATGCTGTAACTAAAACCAATTGGCAAACTTATCCAAATACAACATCAGATACTTATGGAAGTTTAACATTAAGTTCTACTCAATTATTAAACGCATTTACACTTAATACATTTTGGAAAGGGGATGTAAACATGTCACACTCACCTGCACAATCTGCAACCGGTAATTCGGCAAATCAAAGTAATTCAATCTCTAATTCAGTTGTTAAATTGGAAAGTAATAATAACGTAGTAGATTTTTATTTTGAAACCGAACAAATAAGTGATAGTGTAATAGCAACTATACAATTTAAACCCACATTACAAACTATTGCAGGAACTCAATTAAGAATAAACTACGATAACAAAATCATTTCATATACAAAAACAGATATAAACACAAATGGTTCACCATCAAACTTTGCAACAAATAGAGGAAACTTTGTAAATATTGGTTCATTGAATACTGATGGTAGTTCAATATCAAATGCAACTTACAGAATTGTATTTAAGCAAATCAAAACCTAAAAGGTATTTTGGGATTAATTAGTATTGATAATATAGAAGTTGTAGATAATAATGGAATAATTGTAAACACAAGAATATTATAATGAAAAGAATAATTTTAATATTAATTTTGTTTATTGTAGGATGTAGAAAACTAGATGTAGTCCCACAACCAGAAACTAATAAAAATATATTTGAGCAAAATTCTGCTGTTATAGAAAACGGACAAGATATAGAGTTTAAATTGGAAACTGATGGAAAATATTTTTTAGTTTTATTTGATTCTACAGCAAATAAAGTAATTAGTAGGGAAAAATTCATCGGAACATCAGGAAATAACGTAAAAAAAATATACACAAATAGTTTCAATCAAAAAAGTTTATATTTATATTTAGTTAATGAGAATAACCAACAAATTAAAAAAACTTTAATTACTGTGAAATGAAAAAATTAATATTATTTTTGACAATAATGGTTATAGTAGGATGTAGAAAAACTCCATTTATACCAGAACTTCCAAAACCTGTGGATAACAGTTTGAAGATTGAAAATTCTGTTGGTATAAAATTACAATCACCATTTGTGACATCCGAAGTAGCAATGAATGTAAAAGTCGAAACATCACAAACTGTGAATATAAGAATTTTAGATATTGCTAACAGAGTAGTATCAAAAGAAGAAGTATATTTGAACACCGGTGATAATATCCTAAAAGTATATACCGCAGCTTTACCAGCATCGGCATATAGAATTGGATTATATGATAGAAATGGTGTTCAATTAGGAATAACAGATTTTAATAAACAATAAAATAAACAATTATGTCAGAAGAATTAGAACAATCAAATGACGGTACTTGGTCGGGTCTTAAAAAGACTGTTATCGGTGTCGTTACAACTGCAGTAATGGGATTAGGAACTTGGGGTGTCACTCAAATCACAGGCGGTGGTGATGAACCAGCACCTGCCCCGGCAGCTGCACCCGTAATTAACATTACAAACTCAAACCAACAATCTCACGCGGCAGGTGGAACTACCGTAATTAAAGAGAAAGTGATTGAGAAGCAAGCAGCACCTGCAGCAGCACCTGTTAAGAAGAAAGATGGTGATGAGTTTAAAGAGAAACCTGCTGAATGGTAAGGTATGGCACGCTCTAAAAAGAAACATTACAACTCACGCAGTATAAAAGCTGGCAGGAAAACGGCTAAGCGTATAAAATTGAATAACGAAGTTTTGAAAAATTATAAATAAAATGGCAGAACAACAATCAGGCTTTAGAGAATTATTGGCCAACATGATGAAACGTAGATGGTTCATTACCGCATTGGTATTGGGTGGATTTATGTTTATTATGGCAGGTATGTTCGCAGCAATTGGTTTACAAACTCCAATAGCAGGTGAATGGAAAGAATTATTACTCCTTTTATTAGGTGCATTTATTGGTTCTTATGGTAAAATCATCGACTATTGGTTTAGTGATACCGATAAGGATAAAATGTTAGTTCAGAAAATGGATGAAGAAGATGGTGTTTCACTTTCTAATACCGCAGATATGAAAGATTCTGCACCAAAAGAATATTCACCAATCGTTCCGGAAGCGTTTAGTAGGGCAATTGAGGAAGTACAATCCCAGCCAAAGGTAAATGATATGTTTGAACAAGTTCCATCTGTTGAAGTACAAAAATCTCAACCTAGAACAGGTGTAGAGGTTGATGAAGATGGTGATGGTCAAATGGATGGAATAGACTTTGATGGCGATGGCAAAATTGATGTTTACTTTGCACATAGACAGTGTGAGCACGTTTGGGGTGATTCGGATGGTGATGGCGATGAAGAATGCTTAAAGTGCGGTAAAATAAAAGATTTAGATCCAGATAGTGATCTAGGTTAATAATAAAAATAAAATAAAAAAAAGGCAAGAATTATGGGATTTTTAAAAGAATTATTTAACGACAACAACACGATTAATGAAAAATCTGTTGTAGGATTTGCATCATTTGTATGCATGGTATTAGCACTAGTTGTTGATTTAGTAACTGGATGGTTAGGTAAAGAATTGTTAATCAATGAATTTATTTTTGATGGATTTTTGGTTATCACTTTGGGTGCATTTGGTATTGCGTCTGTTGACAAATACATCAATAATAAACATAACAAACAAGAAGATAGCGCCGATGCTATGGAGGGTTAAATTATGACAATTAGTTTAGAAAAAATAAAAAATACCATATTATCCACAATGGTGATGTTATCATTAGGATGGGTTTTAATTGCGTTAGCTTTCCAAGTTTATTGTGTTGTTTTAGAATTCACAGATCAACAAGAAGTGTTGACAAAAATTTCTCATGAAATGACAATAAGATTGGATGGTAGATTTAGTGATAATCCTAAAAATATGTTTTATAAGGGAAAATAATATGAAAAAGCTATTAGTATTATTAGGAATATGTTTGAGTATGAGTGCCGCTGCCCAAACTGTGGGAAGCACAAAGACAGAACAATATAAAGCATCATTCGAAACTGCTATTGATATTTCTCAATTTTTAGATTATGAAGGACCTCAAATTCCTATCCAAATACTTAAAGCAGGTATTTCGGATGAGATGTATGAGATGTATCCTGAATTGAAAGAAAAGAGAGTAGGTCTTGGTGTAGCAAATATCTCAATGGAATATTTGGAAAACCTTAATCGTTTCAAATTTACCGAAGATAAAACGGAAATTAAGAATAGAATGGTTAAGCAATTCCAAGCATTTTCTGGATCTGGTTTAGGTGAGGCAAAAACAACTAGAGAATTAACATTATTATCAGATGCGACAGTTGATGAGGTTAAATTCAATCAATCAACTATTTCTATCGCAACAAAAAAAGCATTAGATATTGCTTGTGCCAGAATATTAGATAGAATGATTAAAAAGGGAATATTCACAAAATAATTAAAAAGAAAATATCAATAAAAAATAAAAGGGGGTCTAAGATCCCCTTTTTTAATATTTATATTATATAAAACATTAAAGCTATGAAAAAGATTTTATTTGCTCTACTTTTAATGCCATTGTTGACAATTGGTCAAACAAGTTCATGGAGAACTAATCCGCCGTCACCATCAAGATCTATACCATCGATTCAGGGACAAAGAAGTGATATTAGTATGTGGAGAAATGATGGACCAAGAGAATTTAACAGACCAAAACAAACGAAACCAGGATCAAATATAATAATTAATAACAATCCTTGGTTGTGGAATGATTGGGGTTGGGGTTGGAATAGATGGAATATGTGGGGTGCTCCAACGTTTGGTTGGAATTTTTGGTCACCTTCTTTTTATTGGAATGATTGGGGGTATAGACAACCAGCAAGAATTTATGTATATGATGATGGTAAACGCGATACAATTAGAGGGAAAAAACCTGTAATTAGTTTCGGTTTACAAAAATCAACAGATAATCAAATAGGTGGTTTTTTCACAATAGGAAATAAAGGATATTTTATTACTGAATATAATTTCACACCTGATAAATCAACTTTTTACCCATATGGAAGATTAGACCTTATTGATTTTCCACTTGTTAATGATTTGATTAAATTAAACTCATTTTATGTTGGCTTGGGAAAAAGGGTTAAGAGAACTGGAGTCCATTTTATGGTGGGTAGTATTAACGAGATTGTGAGATACCGTGGAAAAGATGCCGATGGTTATATAACATTCCCAAAATATTCAAATCGTTTTACAACAGTTAAAGTTGGCGCTCTACACGATTTTAAGAATATGACAATAAAAGTTGATTATGACCCAATTCAAACAAACACAACATTTGGTTTGGGAGTTAATTTTTAAATTAATTGAAAAAAAATAAATTTATTTTATTTAACATTTTTTTTAATACTTTTTTCGTTAAAAGTTAATGGTCAAACTTTTACACAAACATTTGTTGATAAGTGTACCGGTGAAATAAAAGTTGCAACTACAACATATGTTAATGGAAATGCAATAGTGTCATTTTATGATCAAGTTAAAACTTTTACACAACTAGAAGTACAAAGTGGTGCTATGAATACTTGGCTGCAGGCAACTTATCTATCATACAGCTCCAGGGCTTGCCCAACAAATATTGTTGTTCAACAAACGGTAACACAAGCTGTTTCACAGGCAGCATCTCAGGCGGCTTCACAAGCAGCATCTCAAGCTGCCAGTGCGGCAGCATCTTCAGCAGCATCATCGGCAGCATCATCGGCTGCGAGTAATGCCGCGTCTTCTTCTGCTAGTACTGCTGCAAGCTCATCAGCATCATCAGCAGCAAGTAGTTCTGCAAGTTCGTCTGCAGCAAGCAGTGGAGCTTCGGCAGGATCAACATCTTCGGCTCCACCAGCAAGTGGTAGTTCATCAAATAACTCTTCTAGTTCATCATCATCATCATCATCATCGGAAAATAAAAGTGGTGGTGGGTCATCTTCTTCTGAACAAAAAAGTGAAACTAAATCAGAAAGTAAATCAGAGAGTAAATCAGAGTCTAAAGAGGAATCAAAATCTGAAAGCAAGTCCGAAGAAAAGAAAGAAGAGAAAAAAGAAGAATCTAAATCAGAAGAAAAGAAAGAAGAAAAGAAAGAAGAGAAAAAAGAGGAAAAGAAAAAACAACAGAATACAAATCCATTATTATTGGCGTCTGATTTAACCACGGCACAAAATATCGATGGTAAATTTGATGTTATATTATCACTTGGTTTAAGTAAATCATCTTTAATGGGTGATAAATCATATAGCGCAAATGCAATGATTTGGTCTTCTTTAAATCAATTTGCATTGTCTGGCGGAATGACAAAAATGGATTTTAAAAATGGAAAATTAAACGCAATTAATAGTTATTCATGAACATTTGCATATCTTAATGGAACATTAATGAATTTAATGGGGTATACTTGGGTTAAACCAGATATTAAAAGAGGTACCTATGGATATAACGTGGGTTTAATTTCTTTGTTTACAAAAAATGTTGAGAAGAGGTATGATGTGTCATTATCATCTTCAATGGTTGTTTTCTGGACCAAACCATATCAATATAGTAAGAAGATAACATTATCACCACAAGTATTTGCTATGTCATCACCAATCGCATATAATACGGTCACTGGGCAAACAACTGTTAACCGTAATTTTGGTTTTTTATTGGGTAGTAGTTTTGATTATAAAATAAGTAAGCGTTTCGGGCTAAGTATAAATTATAAAGCCAATTTAAATACAACCCCTGGAACGCCGATATTACACAATTTTTTAGTAGGATCTAGAATGATGTTATAAAAAAATACCCCATATAAAAATATGGGGTAAATTTGGCAAGAAATAACTAAACGTGTCTCTAAACGTTAGTTATTTAAATATAGTTTCTTTTTTTGAATTAGTCAAGCTATTGTATAAAATAATTATGTCTTTACATTTTTCATATTCTTCAATTTCTTCAAAGTGTTCTAAAATGTAATCAACCAATAAATCGCATTCGTCTTTACGAAATAAAAATTCGGTATTAAATTCAATAATACCATTTCGTTTACTTTTTGTTGATGCGGATACAATATATTTTATTGTTTTTCTATTACTATTACTTAGTAATATGAAACATTGGACAATTCCGGTATAGATTTTTGTTTTATTTTTTTCAAAAAAATCTTCATAGTCAGTATATTCCCCAACAATGTTAACAACAAATTCTCTTGGGATTTTAATTTTCGTCATTTTTAAATGGTTTTGTGTAGGATGGATAAATAATCTTCCAGATTATATCTCTATAATCTTTATTGTCTAACATTGAAAATAAAATGGATGGATTATCGCATTTTAATGCTTCTAATGCAAAACTTTTTCTATCTTCAATATTACAGCTTTTTTTAATTTTGGCAAAATCTAAAAAGGATTTTTTTTCAATTTCAGCATATCCTTTTACTAGATTGTCTGCGGTATTTGAAACCCAATTATAAAATTCATCAGGTACTTTATGGAGTAAATCATCAAAAGGATCACCATTTTTAAGATACATCCAAATATCTCTATTAGAAACGTTTGTTAGTATTCTATGTAGTCTCTTATATTCTTCGCCCTTGATTTTCATGCGAAAACCATTTTTAAAACGAATCACATATCCCTCTTTATCCTTACTAATTTCTTCTTTAAGTAAATCATAAGACTCACCCCAAGTTTTATATAATAATACAATTTTTAGATTTAAATTTTTTATTAGATTTTTTAATCTAATATCTTCATTATTATCGTTATGAATATCGATTTCATCGCCAGTTTCAGTCTTAATCATACCTAATAAAATTAAATCTTCAAAATCGTATTCACACACAATTCTATTTTCCGGATAAATTATTTCAAACAAATATGTATAACCAGATACTAATCTATTATAATTATATTTTTCAAGCAATTGGCGACCTTTAATTGCTTGTGGTGATGTAAATGACCCACGAGTGGCCAATATCCATTCGTTTTCATAATTAAAAAGAATTCCTAACGAACCGTCTAGTTTTTCATAAACAACGTAATTTTCATTTGGTATATCTTCTGGCTTATGCTCTTCATAGTTAAAAAACTTCTTAAATGGTCTTGCAACAATATTACCTTTTGAATTGGTAACTAATCCGCGACATTGTAAAGTTATATCATCCCACAATCTTTCATATTGAACTCTTGGAGAATAATTCCAGATGGTTAAATCAAATTTTGGGTGTTTTTGTTTTAACAACAAACCATCTTGATAATATTTTTCTAATGTATTTAAAAATTCCAATTTTTGTTGGGGTTTGTGGTGGATTAGTAATTTTTGTAAATGAAACAATAAACTTGCTCATCAGATTTTGACTTCAAATCTATTTTTCATTTGAAGAATCTTTTCGTCAGGTACGTCATGAATATTTTGACTACCATGCCTGTTTTCAACAATAACACTATGTACTCTATAGTTGTACCTTTCCGCCATTTTAAAATATGTTTCCATTTCCCATTCTTGCGTAAAAGTGTTTGCCACCACTATTTTATAAATACCGTTTCTCATGTTTTCAGCGCATTTTTGCTGACATAGGTTATGAGCTTCCTTTAATTTACTTGGATCAAAGTTGTAGTTACCTTCTTGATCAATAAAAAAATCATCAGCTGATAATACTTTGGTACCAGATGGTTGGGGACAGTTTAAAATAATTTCACCCAAGGTTGTTTTACCTGATCCAGGAACCCCTCGTAATAAAATTAAATCACCCGTAAATTCTTTGTCCATTTTACTTTATTAATGTTTCTAATTTTTTAATTCTCTTATCCAGATTCGCTACTTCATTTTTATAATGTTTTGCAATAAAAAAAACCATGCAAAGCATTACCATTGTTATTATAAATAACGATATTGTATATGTTTCTTTTTTCATACAACTTAAGATTAATTAAAGATAAGAATTTTTTTTTAGAAAAACAAAAATGGGGGCCTAAACCCCCATCTAATTTCACAACATTTAGCTTATTTTACAGCCAAAGTGTCTACAACACTTGTCGTGTCAGCGCTTGGAACAGCAGCTGTATCAACTTGTGCAGCAGTAGAATCTGTTGCTTCGTTTGTGGAAGATCCTGAACCACACGCCGTTAATGCTAATGCAGCACCAATGGCCAAAATGAATGTATATTTTTTCATACTATTGTAAATATAAACAAAAATATCCAAACAACAAAATATGGTAAAAAAAAACCCCAACAGGATGTCGGGGTTTAGGTCTTTCGGCGGGTTCAACCCCGCTTACTTTTAAAACGAAAAGGTTTTTCGGCAAAGATAACCTATAGACATATAAATATATGTGTTTTTGGTAAAAAGTAAAGTATTTACCAAAAAAAATTATATTATTTTCGTTTTTATCTGTAAACCATCTTTAAAAGTGAGTTTTACCAGACTATCTTCTAAAATATTACCTTTTAAGATCTCGTCGCTAATAAAATCTTCACATAAATTCTGGATTATTCTTTTTATTGGTCTTGCACCGAATTCTTTTTCAGTGTTCATGTTTAAAATTTCATTTACAACACTTTGATCAAAAGAAATAATATAATTTTTTTCTTTTAATCTTTTAACCAATTTATCTAACTCTAGTTTGACAATCTTTTTCAATGTGTCGCTTTCTAATGGGTCAAATAAAATGATATCATCAATTCTATTCAAGAACTCAGGATTGAATTGTTGTTTCAACGCTTTTTGAATCATGGTACTTTCTTAGCACCAACATTTGATGTCATTATAATTAGGGTATTTGTAAAGTTTACTTTTCTACCAAATGAATCTGTTAAATGACCCTCATCTAATATTTGTAACAAAATATTAAACACATCTTTATGGGCTTTTTCAATCTCGTCAAATAGTATTACTGAAAAAGGATTATTTTTTATTTTTTCAGTTAATTGACCACCTTCATCATATCCAACATAACCTGGAGGTGAGCCAATCAATCTAGACACGGCATGCTTCTCCATGAACTCACTCATATCGACTCTAACAACTTTATCCTGAGAACCGAAGATTTGTTCAGCCAATGTTTTAGCTAAGTATGTCTTCCCCACACCTGTGGAACCAAGGAATATAAATGATCCTATTGGCTTTGCACCGTCTTTAATACCAACTCTATTTCTGCGTATCGCTTTAGATATTGTTGATATTGCTTTGTCTTGCCCAATAATTTTTTCAGATAAAATAGATTCCAGATTTAATAAATTTGAAACCTCTTTACTATCGATCTTATTGATTGGAATACCGGTTGTTGATGATATCATGGTATAAACATCTTCTATTGTAACCGGAATCAAATTATTTTTTTGCTTGTCTAACCATTTTGCTTTTTCCTCTTCTAATTTTTTCTCAACCCTTTTTTCTTCATCTCTTATTTTTGCGGCTATTTCGTAGTTTTGTTTTTTAACAACCTCAATCTTTTTTAACTTTAATTCGGAGACCTCATTATTTAGTTTTTCTATTGAATCAGGTACTTTAGTAATGACTCTTTTCTCCGATCCTAATTCATCTAAAATATCAATTGCTTTATCGGGAAATTGTCTATCTGTTATATATCTTGAACATAACTTAACTATTGTCTCAATAACCCCTGGTTCATAATTCACTTTATGATAAAATTGATAAGACTGTTTAAGATTATTTAGAATTTCAACAGTTTCGGCTTCCGTGGGTTCATTCAAGATTATTTTTTGAAATCTTCTTACCAATGCACCATCTTTTTCAATATGTTTTTTAAATTCATCAAAAGTTGTTGCTCCAATGCATTGAATTTCACCTCTAGCCAATGCTGGTTTTAAAATGTTTGCAGCATCCATTGATCCACTGGCATTTCCGGCACCAACCATTGTGTGTAATTCATCGATAAAGACAATTACATCAGTATTTTCCTGTAACTCATGTAATATTGCCTTGATTCTTTCTTCAAATTGACCTCGATATTTTGTACCAGCTACTAATGAAGTGAGATCTAGTGAAACAATTCTTTTATCTATTAAATTTGATGGGCAATCGCCATTTGTTATTAATAGAGCTAGCTTCTCAACCAATGCTGACTTACCAACACCAGCTTCACCAACAATAACAGCGTTATTCTTTTTTTTCCTAGAAAGAATTTGAGCAATTCTTTTAACTTCCTTATCTCTACCAACCACAGGATCAATTTTACCTTCTTTGGCTAATCTGTTAAGATCTCTAGAGAAGTTGTCTAATACCGGTGTATTAGTTGCACTTCTTCTGTTTTTGGTGTTTTGTTTTGGGGAATCCTCGTAACTGAAATCTACCGACATAATTTATTATTTGTTTATATTGCAATAATAATGATTATTTTTTTAAAAACAAAAGATATGTTCTGACAAAATGTCTAAAAAAATGTCTAACTAATGTCTAAATGTCATTATCAATCGTTTGGTTTTATTTTTGTTTATAAGGTAGTAATAATAAAATAAATAAAAAAATAAAACTATGATTAAGTTATTTAAAGACCCGTTTTTTAACATTTTAGATGAGTTCGCAACAATCGACCATCTCGGACCAAAAACAAAAATTAATAAAACAGATGATAGCTACCTAATCATGATAGCTGTTCCTGGTTTAACAAAAGATGATTTAAAAATCATGACCAAAGAAGGTGTTTTAAAGATATCTTTTGATGGAGATCAAAAATCTGAAACAAACCACTTTGTTCCAATTTTTAATAAATCTTACGATATACCAGACGATGTGAATGAAAAAGAGATTTCTGGTAAAGTCGAAAATGGTCTTTTAACAATCAATCTACCGATAAGTAAAAAGAAGACTTTAGAAAGATTGATTAGTTTAAATTAAATAAAAGCCCCGAAATCGGGGCTTTATTTTTTTACAAAAATTATTTATATTTTATAAAAAACTATTATGGCTATTATATCCGAAAGAATTGAAGGTAAATTAATCCACGTTGATATTAAATCATCAAATATCAAATCCGCGACATATAACACAGAAACATCATTATTGACAATTGTGTTTAATAATGGAAGTATTTATGAATACGAGAATGTTCCGTGGGAGCTTTTTACAAAATTTAGAATGGCTGATTCCCAGGGCGCGTTTTTAAATGCTAATATTAAAAACAAATATAGTTTTAAAAAATTTAATTAATGGACAATTTAGTAGATGAACTTTTAGAATTATCTGACCCTGATACCGATAAAAAAATTATCAAAACATTTGAAATGAAGGATCGTTTGTGTCCCGAAATATTTGACGGAGGGGAAACAAACTATACAATGAAAAATGAAATAGTTACTAGATTGTTGGAAATAACAGATGATTTTATCGATTTTGCTGGAGTTGACTTTTTTATTCATGATGTTGTTTTAATGGGGTCTTTAGCCAATTACAATTGGTCAGAGTATTCGGATGTTGATTTACACATATTGGTTGACATGGATGAATTAAATGAGGGTGATAAACCATCTACTGCGTTAATTGATATTGTGAGAGAGTTTTTTGATGCCAAAAAGGGTTTGTGGAATGAGAAACATGATATAAAGATAAAGGGGTTTGATGTTGAAATATACGTTCAGGACATAGACGATGAATATACCTCTTCTGGGGTTTATTCCATATTAAACAATGAATGGATATCAAAACCATCGAATAAAAAAGAAGAAATAGACACAAAAAAAATCTTAGAAAAGGGTGAATATTTTGCAAAGCATATAGATAAATTAGTTAGTCAATATGAAGCTGGAGAAGATGTTTCTAACTCCATTAATGATGTGAAAGATAAACTTAAAAAATTTAGAAAAAGTGGCTTAACTCGAGGTGGTGAGTATTCATATGAAAACCTTACATTTAAATTATTAAGAAGAAATGGGTACATCGAAAAATTGATGAATTTGAAAAAAGATGTTTCTGATAAGAAATTATCTCTATCATAATTGCAAACTGTATTTTTTTTCTTTTCTACACTATTTATACAATAAGAATAATCTTATTTTTAACTTAAAAACAATGGGAGATTTAAAACCTATCGGTAGCGAAAAACTTCAAGGTGATGATAAAATCAAAAGAATCCTTGAATTAACCTACTACAAACAAAATACGGTAAACGAAAATAATACCACTAAGAAAGCAGAATTAATAAAGGAAAGCTCTAATGGCGTTTATGGTATTGTAAGAGAAAAGGACGGATACTATGTAAAGAAGGGACTAAATGAAGGTACCTTGGATTACATCGGTGGTCTTTTTATGAAAAATAAAAACAGATTTAATTCATATGCTGAAGCATTAAAAAGACTTGAATTATTAAAATCTCAAGAGATTAATGAAGATGTGACAAAATATGTTTTAAAACAAAATAAATCTAAACAAGAGGCATCACTTCCTCAGGATTCTGTTGATGCAATGCCTCCGGCATTACCTCCAGCAGATAGTTCTGAGCCTAGCCCAGAGCCTATGGCTGCTCCAACAGATTCTGTACCTCAGGACGCATCACCAGAGCCATCAATTGATGATTCGGGAATGTCGCCTTCATCAGAAGAGGGTAAGCGTTCTGATTACATGGCTGAAGTTCAAAAATTTGCGGGTAAATTAGGTCAAGAATTGAGGGATCAACAACCAAAAATGGAAAGCGATGATATTAAGTATGTTTTAAACATGATTATATCTGCAGTTGATTTAGATAAATTGGAAGATGATGATATCGAAGAGATTGGTAAAAAGTTTGAAAGAGACGAGGAAATGGCTTCAGAGCCCGAGGCTGCTGGAGAACCAGAACCAGAAATGGAACCGGCACCAGAAGAAGATGATTCAGATGAAAAGACTAAAGCCGCTCCGGAAGATGATTTGGCTGAGAGAATTTCAAAATTAGAAGAATTGATCAACACAAAATTTTATTCTGAAGAAGAAAAAGATTTAACGGAATATGACGATTATTTCCCAGATGTTGATTCAGCTTATGAAGATAAAACGCATTTAGATTATGATCCGATGGATGATTATCAAATAGATAACAAGCCGCCTCGCATGTATGATGATGAAGATGAAGAAGATATCGCGATTACTCCAGAACTAGATGATATAAATGAAAGTATTAATACAACTTTAAGCAAATATTTTGAATAAATGTATCTTCTTTATATCAATGAATTAGGTCAAGATTATAAAGGCCAAAGACAATATGAATTTATCTTTGGTAATGATCCAGATACATTGGTTGAAGAATGGTTCATAATCCCATCTGCAGGAAGAGCGATACCACCGGAAATTGAGGACATAGACTTAGTAGGTTTATTAAAGAATTCAGATTTAAAACTTGAGTTAGTTCAAAATTCAGATTATTTTGGTGTTATAGACGCTGTAGATGGGATTGTTGCTTTAGGGTGGGAATCATTTGATATAAATGCTGAAGAGAGACCAATAAGAATTTCTTTTCATTTTGGTGAAGAATTAGATAGCGTGACTGAAAAATTAGCAACAAAGGGTCTCAGACTAATTAATGAAGAAATAAAATTTAAATTAAAATGAATAGAAACGAGATAATTACAAAACTTGTTAAAGAAGGTTTTTCAGAAAAAACTTTAATTAGATTCAACGATAATCAATTAAAGAAGTTTTCGGATAAAATATTGGGTGAGGGATTGAAAGTTAAAGCTGATGATTTAAAAGCTGATCCGGCTCTAGCGGATAAATTAAAGGATAAGGATGTTACTGTAGTGCCTGAGGAAGAGACTATGGAACCAAAGGTTAAGAAAATGACCAAAAAGGACGTAAAAGAAATTGCTAGTAAAAACAAAATAAAACGTTTAGATCTTAAAAAATTAAATGAATTTGTTGAAAGTGTTGTTGATAAAAAATATCATAGTTTAACAACAAAAGGTGAAATTTCTGAATTGGTTAAAGAAAAAATTGGTGCTTCACAGATAAGTGAATTTGAAATGGCTGAACCAGCTGTTAAACCAGATGTTAAGCCGGCGCCATCTAAACCAGACACAGATACACCAAAAAGAGAAAGACCAAGACATCCTGGTCAAAGACCTCAAGATCCAAATAAAAAACCATTACCAGATCCAGTACCAAAAGCAGGCACAAAAGAGATAAGCGGCGATGAAGCTAAATCTAAAATAATTGGTATGATTGATAAAATTTTTAGAGAAAACTAATGAAAAGTAAAAAGATTAAAGAGGCTATCGATTATGGTGATTATCCAGAAAGGATGGGTCGCAACTTAGAAAGAACAGCTGGTAGCCCAGATAGTTTATATGGTTCAAACCCAGCTATGGGTAGAGGCCCTCAAGATGTAGAACGTTTAATTGGAGAGAGATTTAAAAAAATTGTTGATCATTTAAGAAGAGTTACAAATATTCAAGATTTAAGCTCTGGACAAGTACAACAAATGTTGTTTGGAGAAATGATGAATGGTTTTTCACGAATTGTACAAATTGAGAATAGACATATTCCAGCTTTAAAAGCATTGGCTCTTGAAGCTTGTATTGAAGAAACTGAGATTAACCCTAATTGGTATCAATTTGAACTTAGTTTAAATGCTAACGATATTAATACATCTAAATTTAGATTTTCTCCAGAAGAGGAAAGTGATGATGAAGAGCAAGAAACTTCCCAAACAGGTGTAGAAATACCATCATTTGATATTGAGGATTTAACACCACAAGAACAGCTTGAATTAGAAAAACATAAAAGAAATATAATTAATGCAATTGTTCAGGGTGCAGCAAAAAAAGCACATCACATATACGAAAAGCCAGAAGTAAAAGCTAGATTAGATGAAATTGATCCGGCTTTACATCCACTTTATAGAAGAGTTATGTCTATAACAGATTTCATGTATTTCACTATGGATGAAATGATAGATAGAATGAGCCAAACCGGTAGTGGTGTTATTGGCCAAAACTACTTGGATCAGGCAGATGGTGGTGGCGATGAAGGTGGTGAAGACGAACATCCAGTGGATACAAAAATTGTTGCTAAAGCAACTATGTTCCCTGTTTTGTGCCATGAATTAATTAAAGGTATAAAAGAAGCGACTGCTAGACATGGTTTACCAAAAGACGTAACGATGGCTCAAAAGGTAATGGGCCAAACCGATGTGTTAAGTAATGAACCAATTCAATTAAGAATGGGTCCAGAATTGTATGAAAAATTACGAATGTTATTACCGGATGAAATGTTTTTAGACGAAAACAAAGGATTGATTAGTTGGTTTGAGCAGGTTTTATATGAAATACCCGCAAAAGAATTTTTAAAAATAATATCTAATGTTGTAAGCGCAGACGAATCAAAAAATAGATTGGCGCAAGCAAAATTTGTTGAGGTTATGAGAGAAGCTATGACATTAAAACGTGAATATGATGAATACAATGACGATGAAGAGGATGATATTAATCCGGATGATATTGACATAAGTGACGCATTTAAATAAAAATTAAAACAAGAGATAACTTAAAGTGGTCAAATTTGACCACTTTTTGTATTTATATATATGAACAACAAAATTGAACAATTAAAAGAGTATGCTCGTATTATTAAAGATACTCCATATGCTTTGAAGACATATCTTCAAACATATGATAATACTCAAAAGAAATATGTTCCATTAGAATTGTTTCCAGATCAAATCCAATTACTCAAGGATTATGAACAATACAATGAAAACATAACCAGAAAATACAGACAAGATTGAAATGGCTAATAAAGTTAGAAACTTTTTAGATCAATGGCCAGATTGGATTAATGTTGGTTTTTCTGCTGATAAAAACTCTGAAAGTAGATATCGTTTGAATAATGGTTGTGAAGTTAAAGCCGTAGCAACTTCTGCGGATGCGTTACGTGGTTATACCCCAACTATACTTGTATTCGACGAAGCTGCTTATATTGAGGCTGGGGAAGACTTTTGGGCGGCTTCTATGGCGTCATTATCTACCGGTGGTAAGATTATATTAATTTCAACACCAAATGGTTATGATCCAATTTACTATGGTGTTTATGAGCAAGCAATTAAAGGTATTAATGATTTCCATATAACCGATTTAAGGTGGTTTAAAGATCCAAGATACACAAAAGATTTGGTTTGGATTAAAGTTCCTGATATTGTTCATTATATGCTTAATAGAGAACAGTACGATGACAATGAGGTCGTATTGAGGGATTTTGATATTGAGAATTACGAAGAATTAATGAATGATGGGTATCAACCATATTCAAGTTGGTTTGAATCAATGTCAAAAAAATTCAAATATGATAAAAGAAAGATTGCGCAAGAATTGGAGTGTGACTTTTTGGGATCAGGGGATAGTGTTATACCTGCAGAAGCAATGGAGAGAATTGCTAAAACAATGATTAAAACTCCTAATGAAAAATATATGCAGGGTACACTTTGGCAATGGAAAGAGCCAATAGAAGGACACAGATATATTATGGGGGTCGATGTTAGTAGAGGTGATAGTGATGATTTTTCCGCAATTAATATTATTGATTTTGATGAAAGAGAGCAAGTGTTGGAATATCTTGGCAAGATGCCACCGGATGATTTAGCTTCTGTTGCATATAAATGGGGTGTATTATATAACGCATTTATTGTGATTGATATTACTGGTGGAATGGGTGTTGCGACATCGAGAAAGTTGCAGGAAATGAATTATAAAGATTTATTTATTGACGGATTTAACACCAAAAATGTGTGGGAGTTTAATCAAAAAGCATTAGAAAAAATACCGGGTATAAATTTTAATAACAAGAGAACACAAATAGTGGCTTGTTTTGAAGAGCAGCTTAGACATGGGTTTATTGTAAGATCAAATAGACTTTTAAATGAACTAAACACTTTTGTTTATATAAACGGGAAACCAAATCATATGAAGGGGGCTCATGATGATGCCATTATGAGTATTGCTATTGCGATGTACGCTGGTGACATATCTTTTACACAGTTAAAAAGAAATGAACAACAAAATAAAGCGATGTTAGAATCTTGGGTCATGTCAGAAAGAACATACGAACCAGATACTACACATTACTCATATGGTGGAACATTAGACCAAATTGGCGCAATGTCTATAGACGGGTCGCCAAATGGCACATCAACAACAAACCCAGGTAAAAATCAATATCAACAATATTCATGGTTATTTGGTACAAATAAAAAGGGTTTATAATCTGATATTTTTTAATTAGATTAATTAGAATAGTATTTATATTATATGGCAAATAACGATTTAACAATTTTTCAAAGGTTAACAAAAATTTTTGGTTTTGATAATGCTAAAGCGATTAATCAACCATCGTTTAATTTTTCTAGAGAAGAATTACTAAAAACTGATGATCCTGTTGAATTTGAAAAAGCGAAGTTACAGGCTCAACAATCACAATTTCTTCATGATAAATGGGCGAAATTGGATAATTCATTATATAATCAATCTGTATATTACGAACCAAATAGACTTGCAGCATATTATGATTATGAATCAATGGAGTTTACTCCAGAAATATCTGCAGCGTTAGACATATATTCTGAGGAATCTACAACAGTTTCTGAAAAGGGGGATATTCTAACAGTTTATTCAGAATCAAAAAGAGTTAAAAATATTTTAACAGATTTGTTTGAGAATAAGTTAGATGTTAATACAAACTTACAAATGTGGGCTAGAAACCTATGTAAGTACGGTGATAATTTTGTTTATTTGAAAAGTGACCCAGAAAAGGGTATTATTGGTTGTCAACAACTACCTAATATTGAAATAGAAAGATGGGAAGGTGCTCAATCCAGAACACCAAATCAGGGTGATATAAAAGCCCCAGTAAGAGAATTAAGATTTAGTTGGAAAAATAAAGACATGGAATTCCAATCATGGGAAGTGGCTCACTTTAGATTATTAGGTGATGACAGAAAACTACCATATGGTACTTCTATGTTGGATAAAATTAGAAGAATCTGGAAACAATTACTTCTTGCTGAAGATGCTATGTTAATTTATAGAACATCAAGGGCACCTGAAAGACGTGTCTTTAAAGTTTTTGTGGGTAACATGGATGATAAGGATATTGAACCATATGTACAACGTGTGGCAAGTAAATTTAAAAGAGATACTGTTGTTGATCAGAGAAACGGTAATGTAGACATGAGATACAATCAAATGGCGGTTGACCAAGACTTTTTTATTCCTGTTCGTGATCCAGCAGCACCTAGTCCAATTGAAACTTTAGCTGGTGCACAAAACTTAGGTGAAATTGCTGATATTGAATATATTCAGAAAAAATTATTGGCGGCACTTCGTATACCTAAAGCTTATTTAGGATTTGAAGAAGTTGTTGGTGATGGTAAGAATCTTGCATTGATGGATATTCGTTTTGCTAGAACCATCAATAGAATTCAAAAATCATTGGTACAAGAATTAAATAAAATAGCATTAATTCATTTATACCTTTTAGGTTTAGAAGATGAATTGGAAAACTTTACATTAGGTTTAACAAATCCGTCTGCACAATCCGATTTACTTAAAATTGAGCAATGGAAAGAAAAAATCACATTGTATAAAGACGCCACTTCGGATCAATCTCAAGTTGGTATTCTCCCAGTATCACACACTTGGGCGAAGAAAAATATTTTAGGTATGAGTGATAACGATGTTATCTTGGATTTACAACAACAGCGTCTTGAAAGAGCTATGGGATTTGAATTAACTAATACGCAATTAGTTATTAAACGATCTGGCGTGTTTGACGAGGTTGATAGTAAGTATGGTATATCTGAAGAAGAAAGACAAAAATTAGAAGCACAGGGTGCTGAGGGTGCGGAAATGCCTGGGGGCGAATCGCCTATGGGTGGGCCACCACCATCTCCAGCGGCCGGAGATCAAGCTTCAGAACCTTTAAGTGAAAGAAAGTATAGTAAAATAAAAGCTGTACTTGGTGATGTTGACGATATTAGTGATCTTTTTAATTTAGAAAAGGCACAGAAGAATATTTATGAAATAGAAAATAAATTAAAAGATATTTTAAACGATTAAAAATGAATAAGATAGGTGTTATTAAAGCAAAAATTCTAAAAAAACTAACAGAATCTTTTGGATCTGGTGAGAAATTTGAGATGAAACAAATTTTATCTAAAATTGTTACAAATAAAGATTTCAAAGAAATGTATTTGTTTTATGAAGAAATTGAAAATAAATTTTTTGATAATTCAGATACTGCTAAATTATATGTTGAGGAATTAAATAGTTTGCTAAAGACTCAATCAAAAAAAATATCAAAGTTTTGTGAGGAACTAGATAATCAGTTAGGTGACGTAACTGGTGAAGTAAATGAGGTATATTCATGTTTAGATCAACTTTTAGAAGAGGATAATTTTAATAACTTAGATAAAAAAATAATTGCGAAGAAAAAACTAGTAGAACATTTAACAAAAAAGAAAAATAATACCACTAATGAAGTAAATTCATTCACAATCAACGAAAACTTACTATATTCAGTTTTAGCAAATAATTTTAATACTTTGTATTTAGAAAAATTAAACGAGAATCAAAAAGAAGAATTAAAAAATATTTTAGCATTATCTACCGAAGATTTAGAAAAAAACATACCAACACTAAAAGAAGATATTTTATCCAAAGTAACTAGCATGTTAAATGAGTCTAAGGACAGTGATTTAACAAATAAATTAAATTCAGTTGTTTCGGAAGTGGGACAAATGGAAATTTCGAAGTATAATTATTTTAGATTAAAACAATTAAAAGATGGTCTTGACTAATTTCTAGGACCATCTTTTGTTTTTTGAACAAAAATAGCTTTAAGAACACTATTTCTTTTCTTTACTGACGGTTTAACAAACTCTTGTCTTTCTCTAAGCTGTTGAACCTGTTTCACCTTATGTACTTTGTTTTTGTATTGCTTCAGTGCAATTTCAATACCTTTTTTAACGTCAACTATTAACATATTATTTAAAATTTATTTATTTTATTTTTTAATTAGGATAAAATTCCGTATATTATATATACACCATAATATATGTAAAATTATGTAAAAATTAATGAAAATCGGAAAATTTATTCCTTTAGGTGAATACAAGGAAATTAAAATTGGATATGGTACTGTAGACCATAAAAATTTAAAAACAATTTATATTAAATTAAATTCATGGGTTAAGCCAAAAGATGGCGATGATAATTTTGATAAAATCATTTCCCAATCTAGAAGAGAAATAAAAGCGTTAATTAGAGAGTTTGATTTAAAAGATCTATTCAAAAAAGAATCTATTGTTGATTTAGACATCAAAACAAAA